GTTCTGCTCTTTTACCTGGTAACCAGCGTAAACTGAATAGATTCCCTACATCTCCTGTAACTATTTCGACTAAGAATGCAATTACTTCTGGTCCTATTGGAACATGGGTGAATGGTGTTTCCGTATGGTCCTATAAGTCTACGGTCACGAAAACTTTTGGTGCAGTTACTTCAATTGACATTCCCAACAAAGGTGAGGGATATGATGCAGCAAATCCTCCTGTTATCACTATTGATGGTGGTGGAGGAACTGGTGCTACTGCAGATGTAGTTGTTGATGGTGCTATTAGCGAGGTTACAGTTGATTCTGGTGGAACTGGGTATACATCTTCTCCTCTCGTCTCTATCGTCGGTGGAGGCGGTTCTGGTGCGTCTGCAACGGCAATTATCACCAAGGGTGTAGTTTCTAGAATCCTTATCAATGAGGGTGGAACTGGATATACATCTCAACCTTCTATTACAATTGTTGGTGGAGGTGGCACAGGTGCTACTGGTACTGCATCTGTTAGAGGTCCTATCAAATCTGTTAATATTACTAATGGTGGTGCTTCTTATACTTCAAATCCCACTGTTACACTGAGTTCTGGTTCTGGTGCAGTTGCTCAAGCAATTGTTAATAATGGTAGAATTATTTCTATTGCTATTATTTCTGCTGGTTCTGGATACACTACTGCACCAGAGATTCAAATTCAAGGTGATGGTTTTGGTGCTGTAGCGAGAGCAACTATTGATACTGATGGTGAAAATGCTGGTAGAGTTACTGGTATCACTATTGTTAACAAGGGTATTGGATATACTCAAGGACAAACTGTTATCAATCTTAATTCTATTGGTCAGGGTGCTCAATTCTCAGCACAGGTATTTAAGTGGACTTATAACTTACAAGAAACGTCCACAATTGATAGTGCAAAAGGATTCGTTGCTGAAGGATTTAACAATCAGTATGGTGGAGAATATGCACACATCTCCAATCCACAAAGACTGAGATTTATCCTTGGTGATAACCTTTTCCAAAATACTGCTGGTAGTATTCTTGAGCAAGAAGATCAACTCGTTCACTCTCCTATTATTGGTTGGGCGTTTGATGGTAACCCGATTTATGGTCCTTATGCATACACCGATCCCACCGATCAGGGTTCTTCGATTACAAGAATGCGTACTTCGTATAGTCTGAAGACCGAATTGGTATATAATATTGATACTAATCCAACTCCTGTAAGAACTGCTGGTCCTTTACTCTCTGAAGAAGCAGCAGGTAACTTTGTTGAAGATTATGAATATGTTTTCAACTCAGGTGACCTGGATCAATATAACGGTCGTTTCTGTAAGACACCTGATTTCCCTGAAGGTAGATATTGCTATTTTGTCACTATTGATGCTGCAGAAGCAGGTAATCCTGTATTCCCGTATGTTCTTGGTCCTAGCTTCAACTCTGTTGTTGATAAGTGGAACTTGAGCACCGATGCAGTTCAACAGAACATTCCAACTGGTGTTGTTCGTTATCGTGATCCATATGAAAATGTTGATATTGATGTTGAGCGTGCTCCTAACGCATCTACAAATGCATTGACACTAGAAAATGGTGATGTTCTTCTGTTTGAAGTAGAAGACGAAGATAGAAGTGGTGTTATTGATCAATCTGAACTCGATGATCCTGATCAGGTCTTTGAAGAGTCTCCTCTGCAACTTTATGATTATTTCCCGAAGGTAAAACTTGATTCTAAGGTTGATATTGAAGTTGAAACGACTACTAAGTTTGAAGATGCTTCTGTAACTGGATTTACAATTGAAAACCCAGGAACTTCCTATCAGGTTGATGATAGACTTATCTTTGATAATACTGATACTGGTGGATCTGGTGTTTCTGCTCGTGTTTCTAGGATTAAGGGCGAAGCTGTAGAATCTTATAGCTTTGAAAGTATTAGTGGACAAAATTTTGGTGTCTTAACAACCGAAGAACCTCATAACCTGGTTGTTGGTGATACTGTATTTGTTGACTATACTCCTGTTATGGACAACACTAACAAACAGTTTATTGTTCGTCAATATACAGGTATTGAAGAGATTATTATTAATCAGACTGGTTCTGGTTATAATGAAGATATTCCTCCTTCAATTGTTATTGATAGTGACAGTGGTACTGATGCTAGACTACAGGCAGTCGTATCTTCTGTTGGATCTATTGATACTGTCAATATCCTTAATTCTGGTTCTGGGTATACAAGTAATCCTAGAGTCATTCTTTCTCACCCACAGGTGTTTAAAAAGGCAGATTACTATGTCTCCTTTATTAATAACAATGACTATGTAAAGGTCAACGATACCTTTGTCAATGAAAATAAAGAGGTATTCATTTGTGGTAAGACAAAAGATGCTAGTGGCAATGTAGTTGCATTTGTTGCTAAACTTTCTGCTACAGGTGTTAAAGAATGGGAGAAAACATTAGAACTTGGTACTGGACAACAGGAAGCAGAATTCTTAAAACTGGTTGTTGATGGTAGTGCTGTTTGGGTAGTTGGTCAAAATAGACCAAATAGCAGCATTCTTGCTGATTATAACCCAGACATTATTCTTGCTAAGTATACTCAAGCAGATAATGGTTTGAGCGCAACACTAACTTTCCAGAAAGGTTATGCTGGTATTTCTGGTAGTACTCGTGGTGATGTTGTCACATCTCTTGTCAAGTATTCTGATACTCGTTTCTTAATTGGTGGTTTTACTAATACTAACTCAGCAAGTCCTGAAGATGCATTCTTAGCGTCTATCGATACTAGTGGTAACTTCTCAGTTAAGAGAAAGTTTGCATCAGCAAATAAATCTGAAAAGATTACTGATATTATTGTCAATGGAGAAGATGTATATTATTCACTGGAAGTCGCTGATACCAACGTTGCTGGTGATGTCGATGTGGCAGTTGGTAAAGCGTCCATTGGAACATCTGTAATTACTAGTGTTTGGATCAAGAAGTATGCAAACACCTTATATTCAACGTTGAATACCAGTCTGTGTATTGACGAGTTTAATGAAATCTATGTTGTAGGTAATTGCCGTCTTAAGTCTGATGATACTAATAGAGATAGTTTCTGGGTTGGTAAGATCAATACTGACGGTGCTCTCATCTGGAACTATCGCTATGTTGCTCCTGGTAGAGAAGTTGATATGGTTGGCAATTCAGAAATCGATATTTTCGGTGATCTGAACGTTGCATTTAATCGTACTGATGATTCAACTGGATTGAAGACTGTAGATACAGTTAAGATTGGATATGATGGTGTTGTTAAAAATCATACTACCAATAACTTCGACGAAGCAAATATTGAAGGTATTACTGCACACTCTTTAGATGTAGATAACTCTGCAGACGTTCATGTCTTCGGTCAGATTTCTTGGAACCGTAACGAGTTTATTTTCCCCTTCAATACAGGATCTACAACTACTGATACCACTGGACATTACACACTGACTACCGAATCTACTAGCGGTTCTCTGGATTATAATGGTGGATATGCAAAGATCTATGGTTATCAGACTGGTCAAACCACTTGGACAAGAGGTAACCTAAAAGTTACTGGTGCTCAATTAGGAACCAAGTTAAATGGTAACTGGACTGCAGAGATGCAGATCTTTAAGGATACTAATTTTACTGCCGTTTCTGGTATTACTCAACATACCTTATTCTCTATTGGTGATGCTACCGATGCTACAGGTGGTCTTTGGTTGTATTACAACGTTGCCGATGGTAAACTCTCTTTAGTTGTTACCAATAATTCTACAACTATTAATGCAGGAAGCGCAGTACAATCTACGCAAACTACGATGTTTGCTGATAACACCTGGCAGTTCATCGGTCTTAAGAGAGATGGCAATACATTCACTGTATATGTGAATGGTATTTCAGTAATTACTGCAACTCTTACCGATACTAATTTTGCTAATAAGGACTTCTTAGTCGGTCAGATCTCTGGTAGAGATGGCACTACAGGCACTTTCCGTGTAAATGAGCAAGGTCAGTATATTGCTGATAACTTCCGTTTGAGAAATCGTGCCGTTGATCCTACTACACCTAGTGATATCTCAGTTCTTCCTACTGCTGGTGCAATCGGACTTTCCTATTCATATACCGATCTCACTTGGTTCCCTGATTATCTGGGTCGTTACGATTATATTGATTATGCTGGTTTTGGACTTAAAGTTGATAAGAACGCTGATGCCGTAAGACTTGGCGATAAGGCAACTCAAACAAATACTGGTATTGCATTTACAAGAACTGCAGTAACTCCTGTTACAGGATCTTCCCTTACTATTTCTACTTCCGAGTATGCTTTAGGTGATGCTGGTTTGCAATCACTTGATTTTGACGATGCTGATACTACAATGACTCAGGATTCTGAGACATTGACTTATACACAAGATGTATGGAGTTCTAGAACTGCAACTGTTCCTTCTCCTGGTTCTCAGAAGTTGAAAGTAACCGCAGTTGTTAAAGATAGATATTTCTTCAAAGTAACAAATACTCTTAAGATTGATAATATTCAAAAACTGACTATTAATCAGTCATTTAGATTTACTGTTGGTTCTAAGTTAGTACTGAGAAATACATCAGGAGCATTTATTAACAGCGGATATATTACTAAGGTTGATACTACAACCAATCATGTTTTTGTTGCTGTTAACAATAACACCTGGGCTAACGATCTGAACACAGGTCGTCTCTCTACAGAACAGTTTAATGAACAGTCTACTTTTGGTATTACTGGTGTAATTCCTAATGATATCAATCAGATTGATAGTTATTCTTTCGCAGAAGTAGTTAATACTACTCCTGGAACCTTTGATCTTGATCTGGCAACCTTCAACGCTCCTGCTGATGTAGGTGGAACTAATAATCTTGATGAATATGCGGTATTCAAGCCATATTCTGATGATGACTATTCTATCAGAATTGATGAAGTTAGCGGATCTTCCCCGTATATTGTTGGATCTGTTGTTCAGATTGCTTCTGGAAATATTTCATTCAACTCTGCGTATAGCACTGCTCAAATCACAGGTTTGACTGGTGTTACCAAAATTACTGTAATTGCAAATCTTACTAAGATCCTTCAGGTTACTGCTCGTGAGAATGGTGATGAGGTTTATGTAATTACCGATACCAATCATTATCTTGATCCTGGTGATGTCATCTTTGTTGATGGTAACCCGTCTCAAGATGTTGGTGGAGTTACATACGATGAATATGATGGTGCGTTCGCAGTCAATCAAGTAATCAGTCCTCTAGAATTTGTTTACAAGTTAAATGCTGCAGCAGTTTCTGATCCTGCTACATCAGCATCAGGTGTTAGCATCTTCTCGAAGTCTCCCACTCTGAAGATGTATTATGGTCACCAATATCTGTTTGACCTTAGTCATTCTTCTCTTGAAGGTGGTAACTTGTCCTTCTCTAAGGATAACCTGTATAAGTTGGAATATTCATTCAACTCTATTGAACGTGTTGGAACTCCTGGTCTTACTGGTGAAGGTCAACCTACTCCTACCGTTAAACTCAAGGTTGATAGAAACATTGTAACCAATATCTCGTACTACTTTGATCCTTCTAGAACGGGTGATGATTCTCCTGTCATTCCTGGCAGTTATCTTGACGTTGTAGATTCTCCATATGTCGGAACATTCCAACTCAGTGGTGTTGCTGGTGCAACAATCACTCGTGGTGCTGATGTTCTTAAATTCCCTCTGCTTAATGAGCCTGAAGGTCCTGCAGATATTAGTCAAGCGTCTTACAGCACCAGTTCTAAGAAAGCGGTTGGTTCTATTAGTGACATTAGAGTTGTTAATGCTGGTGGATTCTATCAGAGATTACCTATTGTTTCTGATATTCAATCTACAAGACAAATTGAGAGAGTTCAAATTAATGAACCTGGAACTGAATATGCAGTTGGTCAATATCGAGGTGTTCCTATTGCAGGTGATGGTGAAGGTGGATTAGTAGAAATTACTGTTGCTGATGGTACTGACTCTGAAGGTGATGCAATTCCTGGACAGATTCAAGCAATTACGGTTACTTCTCCTGGTAAAGGTTATACTACTGCAACTATTGATATTGATTCTGTTGATGGCATTCTTGGTGCTGGTTTGACTGGTTCTGGTGCTGAAGTTGAGGTTGTTATTCCCTCCTTCGGTTCTGGTGCATCTGTTTTCACTAAGGGTGATAAGGTTGGTAAGATCAAGAAACTCAAGAACAATAACTTTGGTTATGATTATCCTCATGACTATACGTTGCGTCCTGAAATCACTTTCCCAATCAACGCACAGTTAACATCTACTAGTATTCTTACCAGTATTACTGTTAACGATCCTGGTTCGGGTTATTCTCAGGCACCTGCTGTTATTATCTCTGGTGGTGGCGGTTCTGGTGCTGTTGCTGAAGCAACAATCAAGAATGGTCGTTTGGATCAAATTTTGATCAAAGATCCTGGTGCTGGATATTCTTCTACACCTAGTGTAAATCTGAAATCTTCTTTCAACTATGTTATTAACCTTGACTTAGGTCTGCTTCAGTTCTCCTTCCCCCACGGTATTACCAATGGTGCTGAAGTTACTGTTTCGGTAACTGATACTGGTGATGGTGCAGAGTTCCCACTTTCTTCTGGTGCAACTGGTCGTTTGAATGGAACTACAACTTACTATGCTATTGCTGGTACGGCAAACTCTTTGGAAGATGATCAACTGAAACTTGCTATCACTCCTGCCAACGCAGAACTGGGTGATGCACTTACGTTTAGTAATGCAGGTACTGGTCGTCAGTCTATTTTGACTGAATCTTTCGGTGGTTCTGCAACAGCAAATGTTGGAACTTCTACCTTCCTTGAGGGTGAACTTGTATATCAAGGTGATTCTCTGGATGTTGCAACAGCAACTGGTTTTGTTTCTACAAACAATGGTTGGCAAGTTGGTCCTAGAATCCTCAAGATCGTTGACTATACTGGTGACTTCTCTGCAAATCAAAGAATTACAGGTGTTATTTCTAAGTCTTCTGGTATTATTAGTGATCTGAAGATTGCTAAAGGTGTTCTTGAAATTGGTTCTATTACAGAAACTACGGGTCAGTTTATTGATGACGTTGGTAAACCGTCTGAAATTATTCAGAAGATTCAAGACTCCTACTATTATCAGGACTTCTCTTATGCTGTTAAGTCTGCTGTTTCGATTGGTGAATGGAAAGAGATTCTTATCAAGAACGTTCACCCTGCATCGTTTAAAGTATTTGGTGAACTGAATCTGAATGAATATGGTTTTGTTCCTAATAAAGAGACTTTCTTCGAGTTAACTAAGTCGGTTGAACTTACACAAGCGGCAATTGTTCCTAATATTCAGAACTTTGCTCTGGTTGAACCCGTATATTCTGAATTCAATAACACAGAAGTTCTGTTCCGTCAAAAGAGATTGACCTCTTCTGAGAACATCTTGACTTCTGTTGTTCAAAGATTGGATGACATTTCTAATCTATTTGATGGTGAGCGTATTGCATTCCCTCTAACTGTTGATGGAGAGAACGTTGTTGCAAACGCTAATCAGTTGATGATTGTTCTCAACGGTATCGTTCAAAACCCTGGAACAGCGTTTGAAATTCAGAACGACTCTATTGTTTTCCAAGAACCTCCTTCACCTCCTGCAAGTGTTAAGTATGTAAATATTACCATTAATCAGATCAATACTATTTCTCTGACATTTACTAATCAGAGTGGTATCTTCCCGTTACCTGGTAATACACTGATTGGTACTAGTTCTGCTGCACGATTGATTGTTACTAGTGTTGTTGGTGACACAGTTAATGGTTTCATGGAGTCTGGCACGTTTATTATCGGTGAATTGATCACTGGTAGCACTACTGGATTCAATGCTAACTTAGCAACTAGCACACCAGTTACAAATCTGGGTCTATTTGTTTTCGGTGAGAAAATTACCAACTTTGATGGCGACACTGCTATTGTTGAACAGATTAACCTGGAAAGAGGGCAAGAAACACCTGTCGCAAAACTGCGCTATACTATTGGTGCTGCAACTACTAATATTGAAGTAATTGATGTATCTGCTGCTACGGATTCACCTGTTCCTGCAGGAACATTCGTTGTTGGTGATAACTATCAAGTCGGTTCTGAAATCTTCTTAGTTAACTCTGTTACTGATGGTAGTGAGTCTACTACTATTGGGGTAACTAGAGGTCAGAATGGAACCGCTGCTGCAGCTCAGCAAGAAGATGCTCCTTTATATGGAACTGCTATTTCTGTTACTAATGCACTTACTTTAAGTAAGACTGCTGGTACATATCAGTCTACACCTGGATTGTTTGATATTCAACTTAATGATGTTATTATCGGTTCTCAGTCGGGTGTTGTTGCAAGAGTTGCTTCTACTGCCACATATCAAGATCCTACAACTCAAGAGTTTATCGGTCAGGTCAATATTTCTGAGGGTTCTTCTTTCTTCGGTCTACTGTTCAACAGAATTGCATCTCAGACTTATCCTAATGTAATCCTTGATGATATTTCCTCTTCTCAAGTCAATATTGTTCAGTATAGTGATAATGCAACTGCATTTAACTCTAACTTCCCTGCAAATGAACAGATTAATAATTATGTAATTCCTTATGATACCGCATCTGGAGATTTTGATGCTGATGAAGTTATTCGTAATTATAAAATTGACTATGGTAATAATGTTGGCGATTTCCAAGTAGAAAATGGCGTTGTTAGAAAACTAACATTCACCGATAAGATTGGTGATGGTTTCTTTGCTGCTGGTCAAATTATTAGAACTCGTGATACAAAAGCAGAAGTTATCGGTTATAACTCTGCTATCAATACTGTTTATCTTGGTAAGATTGGTCGCTCACAACGTAATGGTCAAGATTACTTCCAGTGGACATGGGAAGCAGGTGCTTACATCAATACTTACAATGAGAAGTTTGGATCTTCCTGCTTAGCACTTTCTGCTGGTCTTTCTGATCATACATTTGTAAGTGGTGTTGCTGATGGTATTGTTGCTGGCGGTGGTGCTACAGGCACATATACTGCTGCTACAGGCACCTCATATAACCCTGCAACGGGTGCAATGACCCTTGAGATTGGTAATCACTCTCTTACCACTTCTAACACTGTCACAATCGCAGATAACGCTGTTACATTCACATGTGATCAGGACGGAGATACTTCTAATAAGTCTTATCCTCGTTCTACTGATCCTGCATCTGGTACAGCACTTGCTATCAGTGCAGTAACTTCTACTACGATTACAGTGAACGTCGGTGCTGTTCCTATCGATGAATACATCAGCACTCCATCATCTAGTGAGTTTGCGTTTGGAACCTCTGCATATACAATTGAACTTTGGGTGAAACCTCTTTCTGCTTCCTTGAGTGGAACTAAGACTCTTCTCGACTTCCGCACTCAGGCAACTGATGTTGCTGGTCGTTTGTATCTTGAAGCTGGTCAAGTTCGTTTCAATTCAAATAATGTAGATGTTGCAACTTCTGGTCTGACCACATTGAATAACAATGTTTGGTATCATATTGCGGTTGTTCGCTCTTCTACCGCTTCTGGAGGCACCAAACTGTATATTGATGGTGTTGAGAGAGGTGTTGGTATTGATGCTAATAACTATGCTGCTAAACCTCTCAGAATCGGTGGTGATTATGCAGGTGCAAACGAATTTGCTGGTTATATTGATGAACTTCGTGTTTCTACAACCAACCGTTATACCACAGCATTCACTGCTCCTACAGGAATGTTCCAAGGTGATGCAACTACAAAACTTCTCCTTCACTTTGACGGAGAAGAAGGTCAAACCTATGTTGAAGACTGGTCTGGTGGTGAGTCCTTCACTGCAGATGAGTACTTTAATAACGATGCAATCTTAGCAACGTCTAGATCTTCCACAGGCATTGGAGTTACTGGATTCACTGGCAACTCTCATCGTTATATTAACGCTGCAGATAACATCATTCTCAATAAGGACTTTATTGCTAATGAAGCAGTTTATATTATGAAGAATCGCTATCCCTATTTCACTGTTCCTGGTGGAGAAATCAATTGTGAGGATGATGTTCGTGATATTCTCGATGCTCTTGTAAATGACTTGAGAAATGGTAGTAATGATAAAATCTGGGATGCTTCTGCACTGTATGTTAATAGAACAGTCAATCCAATCACATTGAGTCACGTCGAAAGTGAAATTGCTGAAACTCTCTATACATTAGAAAAAACTCAAGAGATTGTTGAATATGTAATCAACAATACACCTTGGGAAGTACAGGGTGATCATGGTCTCACTCAGAAGTTTGATACTTCTATTACTGAGTCTTCTTATGCAAGTGCAACCACATTTACACCCTCTGCTGCAACTTATGATCCCGCAACGGGTCTCATGGTTATTACCTCTAATAGTCATGGTTTAGTTGCTCCTAGCAATAAGACTGCAACTGGTGCAACATATACTGCAACCACAGGTGTTCTTCAAATTACTTCTAACAGTCATGGTCTTTCTAATGGTGACAGAATCAAGTTGGCAGATAACTCTCTGACCTTCACTTGCACTATGGACGGTAATACTGCTCAGAAGACTTATCCTCGTGCAAATGATCCTGCTTCTCAGGGTTGGTTGGAAGTTTCTAACGTTACTACGAATACATTTGAAGTTAATGTTGGCAAGTCTCCTACTGTCAACTATACTCCGACCACAGCAACTTACAATCCTGCTACAGGTATTGCAGTAATTACTCTTCCTGAGAATAATCTGGAAGTTGGTCAGAATGTTCAAATTGCTCAGAATGCACTTACATTCAGCAGAGGATCTGGATCTAACGGATCTGTTCCCGCTGCAGCAGCAACTTCATATGAAATTACTCAGAATGGTGCAACAAGTACTGCAACAGCAGCAACATATGATCCTGCATCGGGTCAACTTGTAGTTACCGTTGCAAACCACGGATTCACTACTAGTGATAAGATTAGAATTGAAGATAATTCTTTGACATTCACCTGCACTAAGGATGGCAACTTTGAGAATAAGACTTATCCTCGTTCTACCGATCCGTTCTCTGGTAGATGGTTACGTCCGACTGCAGTAACTACTAATACGTTTACTGTCAACGTTGGTCCTTCTTCTGCTGCCGATCAATATGTTCACACGTTTGTGAGTGCAACAGCGAATGGCATCGTTAAGAAAGACAATACAATCACTGTTGATCTTGGAACTTCTGGAGATACTTCAGCACATACCTTTGCATCTGCAACTACAAACGGTGTTGTTGCTGGTGGTAACTATACTCATAGTTTCGTAAGCGCAACCACTAATGGTATTACGGTTGCTGGTGATTCTGTATTCCTTGCAACTGAGTCGATTATATTCACTTGCACCGAAGATGGAAATACTGCACAGAAATCATATCCCAGAAAGTCTGATCCTGCTGCAAAGCAAGTTCTTGTTATTACTGCTGCCGATACTAATACATTCACAGTAAATGTTGGTGCGTCTGGGCAGAATGATCAATATGCACACACTTTCGTATCTGCAAGTAGTGGTGCAGTAACTAAGTCTGAATACAATCTCAACGATTGCACAGATGTTATTAACACAGTTGACAACTTAATGTCTATTGTTAGCGATACCTTAGACAATGCAAGTCAAGATCCTGCTGTTGATCATCTTGGATCTGTTACTAAGAAACTTCCTGCTTATAAGTTCCTTGGTGGAACAGTCAATGCATTTAGAGAGACTCCTTTTGATATTTCTTATCATGATGCAAATAATGATGTATTCTATAGTAATAGAATTGACACCGATGCACAATATCGCTTTAGAGATGCTGCTAACCTGATTAGAGCAAACAGAACTGCTATCGTTGATAAAGCGGCATTTGATATGCTGCAGCGTTATCCTGATCTTGCACAGGATATGCCTCGTAACCAAGGTGGTGGTAGCACTGATGGTACTGTGCGTTGTAAGACTGACTTGGGTCAGATCTTGGATGCAATTGCAGACGATATTGAAAGTGGTGGTAATGAGAAGACTGTTCAGGCAGCAAACTTCTATCTTGGCACTAATGATATCCTTCTCCACATTCGCTTACAGGTATTCCAATCTGTTTACGCACATGAGCGTCTTGCATTCTATGCAAAACAAGCGATTACAGGTGATTTGACTTATGATAATACTGATGCAATCATTGTTGGTGATTGGGGTATTACTCAGGATGCTGGTGGATGTGCAAACGTCAAGACAGCAATTGATAATTTGGTAACTATTATCAATGATGTCATTGCTCCTACAGGGAATGATTTCCATGTTTCTGCAGATCGTTTGTATTTCAACAGACAGTATCTGGCAGAAGAAGTAACTGGTTATACCAGAACTGAATTCCAATATGATTTGAATGGTGTTACTTATAACGCATTCACATATGCTGATGAATTGGCAAGACAGGCAAATATAGAGACAATTCTTCTTGGCGTTATTTCTGACTTGCAGACAGGTGGTACTAACAGCACTATTGCAGAAATTGAAAAATATCTGACTGCATCTCTTCAAATCAAGGATATCGAAGATGAAATTCTTGCCTTTGTTTTCTCACTTGAAAAATTGAAGGAAATTGGTCGTTTTGCAATCAGAAATAGATTATATGATTTCAACTCTGGATTTACTAATCCTGATTATGCGGCACTTTACAGTGATGAAAATGCATATCGCGATACTGAAACTGTAAGTGATATTGAAAAGGTTGTATACAGATTTGAAGATCTCATTGATATTACTATCAGTATTCTTGCACCTGGAGGTAATATTAGTCGCAGTGCATCTAAGAATATTCTTTATAACCTGAATTATTATAAAGAAGAGATTCAGAATCAGGTCAACTCTCAGTTTGGTTCTGGTGCATGGGTATATAACTCTTTCATTGACAGAATCATTACTGATATGGTTCATGATATTGTTACAACTGACACTAAAGTCAAGGAAAGTGCATATAAGATCACATTCACTTCTCTGACTGGTAATTTCCTACTTGGTGAAGTCATTCGTTCTAGTGGTGGCGGTTATGCTACCGTTCTTGAGTGGAATGAAGAAACTAATCTGTTGATCGTTGGTGCATTTACAGGAACTGCGTGGTCCGCATCCGATACCTTAACTGGTAGAACTTCTAGTGCAACTGCAACAGTTTCTACCGTTGGTAGTGTTTACGATTGGTATTCTGAACCCACTAATGTTCAGACATTAGATCACGCTAAGACATTAGTTTCCAACATTAGTGGTCAAGTTTCTGGTACTAACCTGTTTACCAACCCTGAAGCACTTGCTGTTAATTGGCAAGTTAACAGTATTGGTGGTGTTGACTCTCTGTTGATTACTGATAATGCAATCGCTGCTCCTGATGGAACATTGACCGCAGAGAAGTTCTTTGCTGCAAATAATAATGGTGGTGTTCATGATACGTTCAGAGATTATAACCTGACTGCATTTGAAACGTTTGACTCAAGCACACTGACTTTCGATACTACAACCGAATCTTTTGATACAGGTGCTGTAGGTGTTTCTGAAACGCAAACCTTCACATCATCTATCTTTGTTAAGGCAGCAGGTTCTGCTTCTGTCAGATTTGGTCTCATCTTGGATGATGGAACTACTGCAGAACAAAATATCTTCTTTGATCTGAATCTCAGTACTGGTGCTATTGGATCGCTCTTTATTCCTCAAGGTGGTATTACGGGTGATGCTTATGGTGCGGTTCCTCTTGGTGATGGATGGTATCGACTCTTTATCACTGCAACGTTCTCCTTCGGTTTCTCTACTCTTAGAACTAGCATTATTGCTAATAGTGCTTCTGGTGCTCAGTCCTGGACTGGTAATGGCAGCACAGGTATTTACCTTTGGGGTGCAAAACTCACCAAGTTTGCTCTGGATCCTTATACTGCAACCAGCGGTAAGATCTTCTATTCTGATAACGAGTTCAATATCAAGAACTTTGCTCTGGATCTGCTCGATGGATTCATCGCACAGGCTCTCGCAGGAACTCTCACATCGCCGTCCACAAATGCAGGTTTCTATAGTTTCTATAGTTCTACTGCAGCATCTGATTACACTACAGATTCTATTGCTGCTTTGGCTCGTTATGCGACCAATATTATTAGACAGCAAATCAAGACTGGAACTTACTTTACCTCTATCGATGTTCAGAACGCTATTTCTTTACCAACTAAAACGTTTGGAGAAAGAGATGAAGTCATTGGTCTTGGAGGAGGTCTTAAGACTACCGATTTTGTCTACGGTCAGTCCAGTAATGCATATGCAGAAGTAGAAACATTAAACGAAAATAGCGGTAAGATTGTTCAAATCTACAAGCGTTTCCGTATTGATGGTGACATCACTGATGGACCGTTTACGATGAATGAGACTGTTGCTAAGCAAGGTGCTCCATCTGTTACTGGTGTTGTATATGGTTTCCACGAAGATGAAAATTATAAGTATCTTGATGTTCGTGTTACCGCTGGTCCTTGGGCAGTTACCGATACTATCGTTGGTGCTGAAAACTCCACAACTGCTCAGATTAGTGCAATTGAAAATAGACTCCATATTATTGACCTTAAAGGTGATTTCACTAATGACATTCCGTTCAAAGGTTACACTAGTGGCGAGACTGCACTACCCACTGGATTCATTAAGAATCAGGCAGCAGTTCTCTCCAATACTGGTGGTACTCTTAAAGTTGATACAGAGACATTACTCGGAACTTTCGAGAAGAACTCTGTTGTATATCCAGAGAGTTCCAGACAATATATCGATGTTATCAAATATGATGGTTTCGATGCTCAGATTGGTCAGAGAATTGCATCTACTGGTTATGTAAGATTCGGCATTAGCATCATTAGTGGTCTGAACACATTCACTGTTGGTAACAGACTGTATAAGGTTGTTAGTGGTAATCAAGTTTCTTCTGTATACGCAATTATTACTGAAGTTGATCTTGACAATAACTACATTTACGCGGTCGATTTCCAGGGCGAATTGACAAATGGTGATGTTGTTGGTGATTATGGTATTGCTGGTAACTTCCCTGTTGGTTATGCTTCTATCACAACCAGAGTTGTAACTGCAGGTGCCGCTGCTGCTCTTATTCAAGACATTAAGACAGTCGGCACACAGAAACGTCTATATCTGAGTGATATTGCAGGAGCATTTACCACCAGAGACGGTATTAAGTCCGCTGATAATTATAAGTCGGTTATTTCGGCTAAAGAAGATCTTAAGGCTCGCGTTAAGCGTTCTTCTAAAGGTTTCGATGGCACGCAGACAAACTTTGATCTTACCATTGAGAACGGAACATCTTATCTGCCAGATCCCGCTGGTCACCTGTTGATATTCATCAATGGTATTCTGCAACCTCCTGGCGCTACCAATGCATACACAGCATTCTCCAATCAAATTCAGTTCACTGAAGCACCCGATATTGGTGCATCCTTCACTGGATTCTATGTTGGTAAACTGAGACAACTTGACGATATTTCGTTTGAGTTTGACTCTTTACGTCAGTCCTTCAACCTTAAGCGTAACGAAGTATTCTACTCACTTACACTTACGGAAGGTGTACAATCTAGCGTCATCAGACCTGAAAATAATATCATTGTTTCGCTCAATGGTGTTATTCAGGAACCTGGAATTGGTTTTGAGATTGTTGGTTCTAGAATCATCTTCTCTGAAATTCCTAGATTCGGATCCACATTTGTTGCCTTCTCTTACGTTGGTTCTGAAGCAGACGTTGATGCTGCTGAAGTTGTTCCTCCCGTTGAACCTGGTGATTTCATCCGAATTCAGGGTGAAACCGATGATCGTGAAGTTGCTGTTATTGAGTCTTCTAACTCTTTGATCACTTTCGATTATCTGGGATCTGTCTTCGGTCAAGATGCACTCGCACAGGCTCAAATCACTTCTGGATTTATTGATGATGTTCAGGTTACTGGTGGTGGTTCTGGATATACTTCCAGACCTACAGTGAGAATCGACTCTATCTCTGGATTCGATGGTAATATTAAGGCGCTGGTCGGTGTTTCGGGCGTTGAGATGAGTAATGCTGGATCTGGATATCAGAACCCAGGCATTGATGTTGAAACAACTGTCCCCGACGATTGGACCGCTCCAAATCTTGCGGATTACGGAGAAGAAGCAGTTGATCCAGAGATCCTATAAATAACTAAAAAACTTAGTGAGTAATGGCTAAACAGGCACTTAATCTTGGTACTGCCGCTAATGACAACACGGGGGACACCCTCCGTGCTGGCGGCGATAAGATCAATGATAATTTCACTGAACTTTATACTGCCATCGGCAATGGTTCTAACACTCAATTAAGTGTTGCTAACCCTGCTGTTGGTCAGGTGTTGAGATATAACGGAACTAGTTTTCTGCCTTCCGATTTCACAAACCTGACTGCGGCGTTGGATGTAAATAATAATTCTATTATTTCCTCATCTAACGGAAATATTGCTGTGGCAGCAAATGGAACTGGCGATATTACATTGGCGGCAGGTGGTATTACTTCTACGTTTGGTGGAACTGCAGGAGAAGGTATTGATTTACCTACGACGGTAAAATATAAGAATGAATATAGTAGTCTTGCCGCAGCACCAGCTGCAGCATCGTATCCTGGGTATTACTTCACTGTTGATGGTGATGATAATCCCTATGTAAATATCAATATCACTGCGGGTGGTGTTGGTGATACTAGAGCAACATTGTTGACACAATATTCTAGTATTAATCTTTTGAATGATGTTGACACTACTACTAGTGCTCCTACGTTAAATCAAGTACTTAAGTGGAATGGAACTACTTGGGTTCCTGGTGATGACGTTGCTGGTGTGTCTTCTATTAACGTATTCCAAACAGTTGCAGGTGACACTGGAACTACAACTGCTAATAGTCAAACCGATACACTGACTATTGCGGGTGGAACTAATATTACAACAACAGTTTCTGGTGATACCGTAACTGTTGATTTTAGTGGAACCCTTACAACTACATTTGCCAACCTAACTGATACTGATACTACTGGTCTGACACAGGGCGATAACATTTATTGGAATGGCACGGATTGGGTTAGAACACCAGGTGGAAGTCCCATCCTTTGGTATGAACTTGGCGCTCCTGTAGAGAATGCCAGTAGCGATTATCTGATTAACGGACCTGGACTCCCTGCTGGTGAGAACCGTGACCCAACGCTGTATGTTTACAGAGGATTCACCTACGCATTTGATAATACTGTTGAAGGTGGTGGTCACCCGTTTAGAATTCAATCTACTCAGGGATTGAGTGGAACTGCATATACGACAGGTCAAACTGGTAGTGGTTCTACAATTCTTTATTGGACAGTTCCTCTCGATGCTCCCTCAACGCTGTATTATCAGTGTACTCTCCACGCGCAAATGCAAGGCACAATTAACGTAGTATAAGGTTGACACTAAATGGCAAGAAATGTTCCTGGTACTGGTGCCGTAATTGAACCAATTTTTGACGAAGTATTTGGTGTAAGAGCGGTAAAAGTTATAAATGGCGGATCCTCATATGATCCCACAGATCCTCCTCGTTTGACAATTACAGGTTGTGGAACTCCAACAACCGAAGCTTTGTTATATCCAATTATCGATGAAGAATCGGGTAGAATCATTCACGTTCGTGTTTTATCAAGAGGTAGAGGTTATGATCCTCTAAGACTTAAGATTATTCCCGAACAGGAAACACCTAATGTAGTAAATTCTTTTAATATCAATAGAATCTGGCAGTCGCATCCAAATTCTCCAACTACGGGATCATTTAATGCCGATACAGATAGACTTCGTATCGTATCCGATAATCACCCTAAACCATCTCTGTTTGTTATGGCAGAGAGAGAACCTGGTGGATCTACTACTATCTTAGATAGAACATTTGACCAAACCTTTATTTACAGAGGCGGTAAAGATGTTCCTAATCCAGGAACTAGAATTGAGCAGCGTGATAAAGCAACTGGCATTATGGCAAATGGTGTCTTACTTCATACTCCTGACTGGGGTCTTGATGGTAATGCACAGATTAATTTCCCAATTAACGCACCAAAATATTCTTATCTAAAGAATATGAACATTTATGGTGCTGTCAATGATTCACAAACATATTATTACCAGACAAATAAGTTAATTGATGAATTTAAATTAGGTAATAGTGTTTTTGATTGGGGCGATCAGGAAATTTTCACCTGGTATATTAAAGTAGAATTTGATAATATTTTAGTTAATATTACTCCCAACTCATTAGATCAGAGTTTAGGTAATCTTGAAGTTGGTAGAAGAGTTGATGAAGTTGGTGGTAATGCCTATGGGTTCATTGCTAAGATTGTTAGAGACTCCCAGAATAATCCAACAAAGGTTTATATTAGAAATATTACCAACGGTCCTTTTGCTGAAGATGATTTACTGTTGGGTGCTAATGGATTCCAATTCCGTATTGATGATGATCCCATTACTTTCCCTAACGGTATCTTCTACATTGATTTTGGTGAAGAGGCACATGAATTTGGAGATTTTATCCCTGGTAGATATTATCTTGCACCAGAAAATATTCAGGTTCAAAGAAATTACTTAATTAAATGGGATCAATCTCATCATTCTAATCAACATGGTGGTGGACACCAAATGCAGTTCAGCACAACTCAGGATGGTGTGTTGAATGGAGGAACTCTGTACTATAACAGTACGGGAGTCACAGGAAATTGGGCAGCAGATTACGAAAACGAATATCAAGCGTTGTTCATTATGAACGCGGATGAATCAAATCGTATCTATTACTATTGTAAAAATCATCGCTACATGTCAGGTTATACTGGCGATGAAGGATATATGGTCCTCAATCCTGAACTAGAGGAAGAGGAACATGCTAATAATTACTACACAAGAAATTATTATCAACCAAATTCTAATGATCCTAATACAATCGATAAGTCTCGACATGTAAATGGACACTCTAAAATTTTGGGTATGTCTTTTGATGGATATCCCATCTATGGTCCTTGGGGTCAGACAGATAGTGGAACTGTTCGCAGAGAATCTAGTTCTTATAGATTGAAGACAACAGCAGAATTATCTGGTGTTAGACCAGAAGTTGTTACTGCAGGAACAGTAACTTATGCCGTTACTTTTGCAAATGACAAATTCTTATTTGATGGTCAGACACTGCCATTTATTGAATTTTTGAGAGGAAAAACGTATGTTTTCAATCAAAATGACGCTAGTAACGTAGATGGATTACTTTCTCAGATTTTATTACTCTCCACAACAGAAGATGGTTGGCATGGCGCTTTAGTTGGTGATACTTCTTATGTTTATGGTGCATCTCATTCAGTAACCTATCATTTAGATGGTTCTGCTGTAAGTTATGCTGCATATGTTTCTGGATTCTCTACAGCAACAACACGAGAAATTAGGTTCCAAGTTCCTGTTGATGCTGATCGTCTGATTTATGTTTATGCATATCATGAAGCAGATGCAGGTGTTAGGGGCGTTTGTGAAGGATATTTACTTGGTGATTTGATTACCGATTTTATCTACGATTCTTCCGTAGGAACTCTCGATCAGTACAACGGTAGATATGCTGTTACTCCTGATTATCCAGACGGAACCTATGCATATTTTATGACTGAGGATGGTAGTGGTAACCCAGTATATCCGTATGCTATTGGTCCTGAATATTATGGTGTTCCTCTGTTTGAGGGCGATACAGTTCCTGATTTGGTTTCTCAATTCCCAACCGAAGCTACAGGTGAAGTTGTTCTGAGTACGGATAATCCAGGTCAAGTATCTTATATTAAGATGACTAAAACTGGTGATAACTTCTTTGGTTCGGCAAAAGCAAAAATTCTTGGTGGACAGGGAAGTGGTGCTACAGGAACTCCCACTGTTCAAACAGTTACTGGTTTATCTTTGTTGAATCCAGGTAGAGACTATGCTACACCTCCGACACTTATCTTTGAAGGTGGTGGTGGACAAGGTGCTCAGGGTGCTGCACAAATTGATACCTTAGGTAAAGTTACCAATATCAATATCGTAGATCCTGGTGAGTTCTATCAAGAACCTCCCTTTATTCTTATTAGTGGTGGCGGTGGTATTGGTGCAAAAGCAGAAGCAACTATTTTCCAGGGAGAAATTACTGGAATTAATATTACCGACCCTGGTAAAGGATACACTTCTCCGCCCAATATTATCTTTACGAAGTTAGTCCAACTTAAGCGTAAAACTAGAGCACGTCAGGCACTTAATGCATCTGCAATCTATCTTACTGGACTGGTTAAAACACTTGGTTCTACAGACAGTGAGATTTATGTAGATTCTACTGATGCATATCCTGGTTCTGGTGAAATTATTGTTGATACAGAAACTATTTCTTATACTTCTAAGAGTGAAGGTAGATTTTCTGGTCTGACTAGAGGTGTAAACTTCAACTATGATCAAAGAGTTGTTCTGGATACAGGACAAAATACACCTGAAGGAGTATCTACTTATCAATATAACGTTGGTGACAGAGTTGTTCGTCGTGTTGATAATGCAAATAACAAAGTTGCTAAGGTATATGATTGGAATCCAAATTCAAGAGAACTATTAGTTACTTTTGAAGTTGATGAACTTGCCTTTATTGATGCAGGTATTCCTTCTACTGAAGATGCTATTGTACAGTTTGATGCTGGTGTTGCTGCTAGTGCTAACAGTTCATATCAACCACACATTATTGAAACGGAAACTGGTTCAACTATTACATTATTAACTGTTCCTATCACTACGTTGCAGGATAGAAAATTCCAAGATGATGATGAAAATGAAGATCCTAATAATCCTGGAACATTCTTAGGAGACGGTATTGCAGACTTGGTAAATACTGGAACAGACTATGAAAACCAAATCAATCTTGATGGTGGTATCTATAATTCTCTGTATGGTATTGAAGAAACTCAAGGTGGTCAAAACACTACTCTGTTCCAAGTTGGTGATAGCATCAAGGATGCTTCGATCCCCTTCAGATATGCAACTATCATTGAAGCAGGTGGATTGAGTGATGGTGTTGAACACGTTGCAACCTTAACTATTACTGTTGATCTTACAACAGGAAATGGTCAAAATTACAGCACAAACGAGGTTGTTACTGGTGCAACTAGTGGTGTGAGAGGCACAGTAGTTTCTTGGAGTTCTCAAACAGGTGTCTTGGTAGTACAAGATATTATTCCATTCAATACGAATAATATTAATGTTGGTATTGCTGGACTTTTATATGAGTTCTCGGAAAAGAATACTATTATTGATTTCCTGATTCAAAATGCAGGAACTAACTATACAGGAACTCCAACAGTTACGATCGAAAACACGGGTGATATTCAGGCAACTGCAACAGTGAATATGACAACTGCTGGAGACCAAGTGCAATCTCTTACCGTTACAAACGGTGGATATGGTATTCCTCAAACAGTTGACGGAACTTACAATATTCACCCAACTGTTACATTCACCAATGCTGCTGGCGACACTACGGGTAGTGGCGCGGTTGCACAAGCAATTCTTGGTGGTGAATTGATCAATGGTAATGGTGGTGCATCATATAGAATCAAGAAGATCGATTACCAGACAATCATCCGTTCCAAATAGACATAAATAAACAGGAGGACAATAGTCGAAGGACATGGCAGCTCTTTTAACTGATCAATTTAGGATTTTTTCATCTAAGAAATTTATTAAAGCCTTAGAGGGTCCTAATGCTACACAAAGTGATGACGATGCAGGAACAACGAGAGATCGTTTGTATCTGTTCATTGGTCGTCCCCAAACATGGGATAACGAAAACTCTCCGCCTCAAGCGGTTGATTCGTTCTCCGAATTTTCTGGTTCCTATGACGACATGATCTCTCTGAAGAGAGTCCTCGCTTCGGATACAGTTCAGGTCGTTCGTCGTATTGACTGGGTTTCTCCCGAACAAACCACTGGTGGTTTGGGTTTCACCTATGACATGTATCGCCACGATTATTCTCCTAGTAAGACTGCTGCCTCTGGTGCCACAAAACTGTATGATTCCGACTTCTATGTCGTAAACTCGCAGTATCAGGTCTACAAGTGCATTTACAATGGCACTTCTCCATCTGACCCTAACGGCAAACCTTCTACTGTTGAACCTACAGGTACTTCGACATCTATCATTACCACTGGTGATGGTTATCGTTGGAAGTATATGTATACCATCCCTGTTGCATCGGTCTTGAAGTTCTTCTCCAATGACTACATGCCAGTGTTTACGAACTCTGCAGTTCAAACTAACGCTGTTTCAGGTGAAGTTGATACTGTTGTAATCAACTCTGCTGGTTCTGGTTATAACAACGGCACATATGATAACGTCGCTATCAATGGTGACGGAACAGGTGGTCGTGTTTCTGTTGTTATTGATGGTGGTAAAATTATTTCTGCTACTGTGACCTCTGGTGGCACAGGTTATACTTTCGGTAAAATTAGTGTTGATGCTATCACTGGTATCGGCACAGGAACAGGTGGTCAAGTTGACGTTATCATTCCTCCTCCAGGTGGACATGGTAATGACGCAGTTGTTGAAATTGGTGCATTCCGTGTCATGATCAACGCTAAACTCTCTTATGATGAGGGTGCAGGTGACTTCCCTGTCGATAACGATTATCGTCGTATTGGTTTGATTACCAATCCCCTTAAGTTTGGAACATCGGAACTTATTTCCGACCTGACAGTTTCTGCTTCAAAAGCAGTAATTTTCTCTCCTACGTTCCAAGGTAACTATGTTCCTGATGAAATTATCACTCAAACTAGAGTTGTAGGTGGTCAAAATGTTACCGCTCGTGCTCGTGTTATTTCTTGGAATGCTACAACTAAAGTTCTGAAGTATTATCAGAACGCAGTTGATGGTATCTTCCCTGAAGTTACAGGTACTCAAAATGAGTTTGATGGTTCTAACGTTATCAGTGGCGCGACTTCTGGTGCTGCTGGACAACCCGATGTGAACTTCCCTGCTGTTCCTAACTCATCTTCCAGAACAATCAACAATACGGAATATGACTTGGGTATGAAGTTCAATAATGGTTATGCAAAACCTGAGATCAAGTCAAACAGCGGTCAGGTTGTTTATATAGATAATAGAAGATCCATTAGTCGTGCAAACGACCAAGTAGAAGATATTAAAATCGTAATCGAGTTCTAATGGCACAAAATACCAATTTAAACGTCACCCCTTACTACGACGACTTCGATAAGGACAAGAATTTTTA